ATCTACATACTCACAGCCTTGGAAAGCACCCAGCATCGCAACAGTGCCACCATCAGTCGCTCCTACAATATCAATATACCCCGTGGAAAGGGGTATAATAGGAGAACCGTGATAGATCTTGTTGGTATTGCCGTTTGCAATCTCATACATCGAGTAGGCAGACACCCCCGTGGAATTAGCCCCTGACCCCAACTTACTTAGGGGACGAAGGCCAAAACTTCCATTTGAGTTAGCCATCTACATCTCCTAGTCCCCTTCTTTTTGGGGACCTCCAAAAGTTACACGAGATTGCCGATCAGGTTTGCTAATCGGCATCGCCGGATGTTGCTCACGCGCAAGGTCGTTATCAACAGCCGTCATTTGATCTTGAGTCATGCCACGATAGTACTCGTTGCGTTCCTCAACGATCTCAATGGGAACTCTTGCAAGCAGAAGGCCACCTACACCTATGACACCGGCATGTTTGCCGTCATCAACGGTCGGAATATCGAAATCAGGGAATTCCTCACCGCGTACCAGTTCCCATCCCTCGCGGGAGCGAGCAGAAATGTTCTTGCGGTCGTCAATACCCATGTATTCGGCCCGAATCCATCGATGTCTATATCCTTCGGGAGGAGGTGGTGCGTCCAACACGGACGGGGGCTTCCAAGGTTCTCGGCGTGCTTGCTTTGCACGGGTTTCATTAGCTCTCGGCGTTCTCGTAGACTTCTGGTGAGTTGTGGTCTCAATAGTCATGGCTAATCCCTCACATATTTTGCATATTCTTCAAGTGGCACATTAAGCCTCTTCGCAATAGCAACCTGTGAAGGTGTTAACCGCACAGTTTTCCGTCCACTTCTGTTGCGGGATGCGGAAGATTCGGCTGACGCAACCTTTCTTCCCCCGTTTGACCTAGTCTTAGAATCGAATTTATTCGGAAATTCAGTTCTAAGTCTCTTGTCAAGCTCAGAATAGTATTCATCCGATGAAGGGTCAAGGCCCTCATCTTCAATAAGACCGCGGTGAATACCAAAGGCCCCGTATGTCATTACCTCGTCCTGACCAAACCATTCGTTTCGAGAGGCCCAGGCTTCTGCCTTGGGATCAGGAGCCGCTTGTTGAGGTGGTGGGGCCGGTTCCGGCGCGGCTGGCTGCTGTGGCGCGACCTGTTGCCGTGGCGGAGCCGCTCTCGCAGCATCAAGATGGGTTCTCTGCACACTGAGTTTTGCCAACGCTTCCTGCGCGTCCACCAATTTGTCTATATCACCCGTTTCATGGGCTTCTTTAAGAATTCTCTTTGCTGTCTCGAGTTCGCTGGAAACCCGTCCATCGAATTGTTCCTGAAAACCCTGATCCAAGGCGCCAATCCGGTTCTTCAGCGCCTCGTTTTCCTTATTGACGTTTTCCGCATACTGGATGGCGCTCTGTTTCTGGCGCTCTTCCTCGCGGAATCGTTTCGTCAGATTGCTAATACGGTTCTGAACACTTGTACTGTAATCCTCGAGTTCGTCATCGGGTTCGGAAGACGCTTCAACCTCGGGGGCGGGTTCAGATGCAGGTGCAAGGCTCTCTTCTTCAGATGGTTCGGGCGTAAGTTTCACACTAACGGCTTTTTCTTCCAGATCTCCAACGTCAATCGGGGTTTCTTGGGGCATGGTCTCTCTCCATGGTTTATTTCTAGATGTGTTTTATGTCATCCGGTTCCAGAATGGTCGCGATGACCTCATCGTCATTGATGATACGGACTTCACCGCCATCAATCTTGAACCGGGCGCCGGCATACCGGCCTATACACACCCAGTCGCCTTCCTGACACCAGGAAGCCCCTTCGGATCCAAATTTT